GCTTCTCAGCGTAGATTTTATGGTGATATCCTTGCACGAAATCGGGCCAAACTTCCTTGACAAAGCCTAAAAAGCTGTTTTGCATTTTTTCTTGCTTTTCAAGCAACTTTTTTCTTAAAATATATTTGAGAGTCTGGGTGTCCAGCTTATCCAAGTTAGAAATGTTTTTCATTTTTTAAAAATTTTCTCCCTTGGGTCCTTATAACGTTTTTACAGGTGATTGTCACTCTCAAACAAGCCTTTCAAAATTCTCAAAGCATGCTTATCAAAAAGGGGGGGTGAGGGGGTCGGAGATTCAGCGCTGGAGCTTCTAAGTCCCGGGCGCGAAGTTATCCACAGGTTATCCCCAGAGTTATCCCGGGCGAAAGTTATCCACAGGTTATTAACAGTTGATGACATTTACCTATTGACACAACATGGGGGGTGAATGACTAGGACACCCCCCACATCTAGGAGAAAACTTATTCAGCTAATCCTAATCGTTGCAACAAATAGCCTATGTCTTTTTGTAGATGTTGTATCAACTCCAATGACTTTGTATCATCATTGTCTTTGTTCTCAACAACCCACTCAACAAGGCTATTCATTATAACACCACTTACCAACTTCCAATCCATAGAGTCGGACTTAGGAACAGAAGCAAGAAGCGATTTAACATCGCTAATTGTTGCTTGGTCTTTGGTGTATTCTATCACTTCGTTAATAACTGAACTAATATCAACATTACTAACTGAAGTCTGTTTAGTCGTAGTCACTTCGTTTGTCATTTCTATTTCTCCTTATAACAAATTAATATGTACACTAAATACTATAAACCACATAATAGCAATAGCTACTGTTAAAGTAATTAAGTTCATTGTGGATAACTTTCAAGTAATATTGACAGCAATTCGTTTGCTGTCAATTTATGATTTCTTCGGATCATATTAAATCTATCTTTGATAACCTTATTTACACCAATAGTATAAGATGTTAAGTGCTTTTTAGGTGCCTTAGATTTAGAAAATTCTTCCAATCTTTCTTTTAAAGAGTGTGCCATTATATCACACCTTCATTATTTATGTGAGTGATTGTATTTGGGTTAACATTTGCCCATCTTCTACCATCTCCATATCCATTACCTATTTTATACACCAGAACATAATCATTATGCTCCTTGTGTTCGCCATCTATTCTTTTAGTAGTGCCAAGAATACCACGATGAACATAACCCTCTGTTCCATCGTTCTTTAACCAACGAACAGAAAATATACCTCTTACTCTTGTTTTAAAGTCTGTTTTTGTCATTTCTAATTCTCCTTTATTTCTAAGTATAATATAAGCATTTTATCAAGGATATCAAGCTAATAATTAAGGTAATTTCAAGGCAGGTCCGAAGCCATGACTGCCGCCTTCACCTGCGTCCCGGGCTGGACATTCTAAATCGGCACAACACATGGAGTTTGAACTCGGAGCTTCAGGAGTTTGGAAAGATCCTGCGCGCGCCCGGGGGATTGCTGCAATCAAGCACATCATATTATAATGGAAATTGGTTGTGGAGTTTGTGGAGTTTTGGGGAGTTTAGTCGCACCACGTTAGTAGTATCATTTATTTGTGAACACACTAAAGCAAATAAGAGATAACCCGGGTGCGACATTTTTTGTGGGGCAAGAGCCGAATAACTCCGTTTATCTCGCCCCTTGATAGGGCTACCAAGGTATTATTACAAGTGTGCCAACCTATCAATTCTTTTGCTCGCTTTGTGGAGAACTCTCCACTCTACTGAAATAGAATCTTCGTTACTTCGGGGTTTCCAATTCTATTTCTAATTACCTTATAACACATTGATTCCCCTAAATCAACAGCTAATTCAACTTATCATGTATAACTTCGGTGGAAGGAAGACGCTTCCCGGGCTCACCAGCAGCAGGACCATGGAGGCCGCAACATGCTGCTGGAAGCTCCGGAGCTTCAGGAGTTTGAATGGAGTTTCATCCGCTCATCATCCTGTATATTACCACCAAAATAACGCAGAAAACCACCAATTTCAATGGTATGAGTAATCCTATTCAATCCATACTACCTTCTCTTTCTACCTGCTTTTACAGGTTGCAGCATCATACCTGGCTGCCCGGCCTTCGTCAACAGGAAAATAATGGCGGATTTCCGCCAATCGCCGTGTCGCCGAAACGCCCGGGCGCCCCGGTACTTCCAGCTCACCCCAAATACAAAATCCCAGAAAACTGGGATTCTTCATCGGAGTTTGGGAGTTTCACGCTTCGTGCGGCCGGGATCGCCCGGTGCGCCCGTTGTCCACAGGTTATCCACATATTACTGTGGATAACTCTAGTGGAGTTTGGGAGTTTTAGTGTTCTTGTGGGCTGAAGATGTTCTTCACGCTTTGGGCAAATCCTTTCTCTTGTTCATCAGCCATAGCTTCAGCTCGTTTAGCATTGCGTGTCATGACAGGAACAACCCCGTCATAATGATTCGCAATTCGTTTTAATGTTTCGCCATTCTCTTCAATGGCGTCAGCAATCCTATTGAGTGCTAAATTAATATCTTGGTCTACTACCATAATATACCTTTCTACTTTCTAGAAACAGAGAGTAAGGCAAATTCTTGCGGGACTGTACCAACTCTCTATTTCTGTTCCTATTATATCAGAAACTTATCCACAATGCAAGACATCTTTCAAATTATTTTCAGGAGGGAAATCCCGGGCGTGCCCTGGTCATCCTGTGGGCCGCACGCCGCAGTCAAAATAAAATGGCGGAAATCGGGGAGTTTCGGAGTTTGGTTAACGGGATCGCGCGCCGGGCGCTGGAGTTCACCACTGGCGGCCGACCTTTATAAATGGGAGAACTAGTGGAGTTTGGGAGTTTGAGGCGACAGGAGCTTCACCAGCTGCATCCCGGCCACCGGGCCGCTGTACATGGCCTCCTGGACCACGTCATCGAACGGGAGTTTACGGAGTTTGGGGAGTTTGTCCCCCTTGAAAAGGGTTACGACCTTGTTCCCGGGGTCGTAAACTAGGATATAAACTGGGGCACCATGCATAACATGAAGTAAATGCCAAGCAGTTTGTAATGGGGAAATAAGCACCTTGCCAATACCTTTATTGTTACGACGAATCACTTTTAATTCAATTGTAAAAAATCCCAAATCATCATGATATATTATGCAATCAGGGAATCCTGGAGTAGCGTAACTCTCAATGCGTGTTATGATGAACTTATCATCACCATCTTCCAAGTATTTCTTTAAATTCTTGTAGAAGTTTGTTTCCGTCTTTACGGTCATACACCGTCTTGTCCCTTACCACTCTCTGTTTGTACTTCGGTGATGTCTTTAAGTCCTTCGCTATTGGATTTCTTTTCTTGAACTTCAAGAACCATTCCTTTTTTGTCTTCTTTAAATTTTCCATCTAAACCTATTTCCTTTAATTTTGTTAAAACTTCTTCACGGGACATACTATCGATACTTCCCGTTCTGATCTCTTTGCGGTCAATGTACAATCCTGCGGCTTGACCCCGCAACCGTTCAGCATTAACAGCAGCAGAATAAGACTTCTCAACGAGAGCCTTATCACGCAACCTAGCCAACTCCTGTACATGTTTATTCATCTCCACTTTGTGTGTCTCTGAGATTTCATTTCTTCTCTTCACCACAGCTGCAACCACCTTGGGTGATTTCTTCACGTTCAACAACTCTGAAGCAGTCACGTTCGCACGTTCCTGTTTATAACCAGACTGTCTAGCACACTCAGTTGGTGTTAGTCTACCCTCATTGGCAGTATATATCTCTACAAAAATCCTTTGTTTCTCCGTTAAACCGTCAGCTCCACGAGGATATTTCAATGCCATGTCCCTGGTATTACGGATGGCATTACGGAGGCCTGTTTTTTCCCGGAGGGTTAACTCCTTGTTTATACTGTCTTTTTTACTCATTTATGCCTCCAAAAGCGTGATTTTAGACCATTGTGACAAGATCCGTAATACCTTGCCAATACCCGGTATCCATTGTCCCATATGAAGAATGGCAAAAGGTATTGCGGTATTGGCAAATCCCGGGATAAAAAAAAATAAAAAACTTTTTAGCATCCAGCGCCGTAATACCATGCTAGTCACAATACTACTATGGACCTCTTCGAATAGCTGATAATATCAAGGTATCCGCGCTTTTTCAAGCCATAAACGTACGCATGCACGTTGCTCTTCGACCTCATGCCGTTGAGCTGTTTCATCTCTTCATACGACGGTGAGTACCCGTTGGATGCTATGAAGTCCTTGATAACGTTGAGAAATTTAGCCTGTTTCGCGGTCAGTCCCATCTTGCTGCCCGTAATGCCCTCCGCAATACCTTCGTTCATTTTCTTATCTCCTTTATTATTTCAAGTGTCACGTACACGCCAAACCATATCATCAAGAACAAAAACAACCAAGATATTACTGTGCTCATTTTAAATGCCGTCTTTTGTGTATTTTTCACCGGTCAGTCCGTCAATGTATGTCTTCGCTTTTCTCTCTGGAAATTCATTGTATCCTTTAGCGTCCGGATTCGGTCCGTAGTTTTTTTGCACATACCTGATCATTTCATTCATTCCCCATTCATCTATGGCACTCCTGTTTATTGACCTCTCCAATTGTTTCTGCAGCTTCTTCTCTTCGTCAGTGAGCTGCAGTCTTTTGGGTCCTCTTCTCCTCACATATGTTGATATCTTCGCCCACGTTATGATCATATCCTGCGCCTTCGGACCCAGCTTTCCCTTCTCTGTGTCCAGGCGTGGCTTGATGTCAGTGTCCCATCTCTTCTGTATGTACTCCGTCACGGCCTCGTCATTCTCGAACTGCCTGATGACCTTTTCAATGACCCTCTTGTCCTCCCATACGTTTATTTCATATGTCGTCATGTCTGCCCACTATTAAATATTCTATTTTCTTCACCCAGCATTTAGGTATGGCCGTCGCGCCACCACCCTCCTGGTCTTCCTCTTTTTCTTCATCCAAGGCCCACGAGCGCATGATGACTACCTTCTCATCATCGTTCACGACCATCCATCCAACGTCCTGGCACGTAGCCAACGGCGCTTTGAATATGTCCTTTATCGCAACCCACCCTGTCTCCATGTCACGGGCGTCCGTCCACGTCACACGCACCATCGGCGTTTCATTTATTTTCATTTCTTCCTCGGCTCCTTTATCTTTATTCCCTTGTCGTCCGCTTCTTTCCTTATCAAATGCATCATCTGCTGCCCCGGTCCGCGCATCGCCGTCATTCCCATCTTGACCAACGCGTCATAGTAGGGGATCTTTATCGCTATGCTCTTGTATTTGCTCGTGTCAACCATCAGCTGCCAGTATGCTCCTGCCGATCAAGAAGGGTATCATCGGAATCAAGCTGTTCCCTAAACATTTAAGTCTGTCCACCCTTTTGGGTATCCCATGATCCATTCGACCCACTTCGGGTTCAACTGTCCACCACCCTTCCCACGGATTTTCACCGCGGC